ATGAGCTGCCCACCTGAAGGTGTTGGGATAAATTCAATGTTACTTCCCATTAGCCTGTATTGAAGGTTGAAGACGCCATAGATTGTAGAAGCAGTGTTAGGGTAAACGAATCTGTTTCTGTCTATGAAGTTGTACCGGTTCACTGTTACGTAGGCATTATTTGCATTGTTGAGAGCTAAGTCTACTCCAAGTAACTTATAGAAAGGCTGAGCTACGAAACTTGATCTTTGATCATTAAGGAAGGTCAGCATCCCATTCGGTAAAGGATAGATTTGCTGGTTACCGTTGCAGCTGAAAGTAGCGCTTGGAGCTTTGAAGTAATCCTCGTAGACCGTTATGAGAAGATCATAAAGCTCATACATAGCCTGGTTAATGAATTGGTTCCACTCAGGCAAGGTAACGAAGTTTGAATTGACTCGGTCGGCTCTTTCTTGAGCCATTTGCCGGATCTGAGCTAGAGACATCTCTCCCACAGGCGCTACAATGATCGATTGTGGCGGAGTTGGAGGGCTTTCCCCGCCTCCATTTACTGAGGTTACATAGTAGAAGTACTGGACGCCGATGCTTACGGTAGGGTCTGGGTAGTTGTTAATAGTCGGAGACGCAAGTACCGAGTAGTTTACCCCATCTGTTGAGCGGTAAACGTTATAACTTGTGGCACCTGCGGAGATATCCCAAGAGAGATAAGTCTGTAAGTTACCCTGCTGCAAGTATAAATTGTTTGGAATTCCTGGAAAGGCCAAAATTAGCTCCTTAAGGCATCGGCGGGGACATTTTAAGCCCCCGCCAATCTCTTATAAAGTTTTAGAGCTATTACTCACCTTGAATCAGGATAGATGAGTCGCTCAGGTAGAACGCGAGACTCACTACAGTTCCGTTAGCCGGCGCCGTAGCTGAACCTGCAGACTGACATTGCATGATGATCTGGCCGCCTTGGTTAGGAGCATAAGCAGCGAGGGCCGGGTTTGGAGCAATAGACTGGTTCGGATCGCCGATAATCTCGATATGGTCGATACCGGAGGCTACGGGGGCAGCTACGCTAGGAGATCCTGAGATAGTAGCTGATTCAGCTGCAATAAAAGACAGTCCGATGTTAGGAAGGCCGTTATTGGTCATCATCGAAGCCGGTACGCCTGCTGCCTGCCATTGAGCGGCAGTCGTGGTTCCTAAGGCCAGGATAACATAGGGATTTCCTGCGACAATCGTAGCAGTAGAAGAACCTACGCCCATTACTTGGCCTGAAAAGCCTCCGAAGTAGCGGTTAAAGTTATCTTGAAGTTGAACTACAATAACGCCTGAAGCAGGGTTAGGGTTCGTCATGCCGTTATTGCTACCAGGAGTTGCACTGGTGTGCATGAAGACGTTATTGACCATTGGTCCCTTAAGAGAGCGGATACCAAGGCCGTTGCCGTTAGTAGAGTCTACGATGAAGTTACAGTCGATAAGAACAGGCTTGACGTGCATAGCATAAAAGGCTCTGCCGTTAGCATAATTGCGATTTGACATGAATTATCCTCAGATATCGCCTAGTTAGTGGCGTCGCATATAGCTAGCCTGCACCGCTGTACCTAGGCGCGTATCAGACGGGAAAGGTCTGAGGATATCTCAAACGCTCAATAGCGTTATTTAGTCCTTTTGCTTAAAGGATAAGGGCTTTTTCTACAGGCGAGAGGCATTCATATATCGTTTTTATGAGGATTTCCTTATATATGGCAGCCGCCTTGGTCTCTCTCATTTTGCTATGTACTACGGAGTAAGTGAAAACCCCTATGCTGTTAACACTATACCCACTATGTCTACTCTCAAAGCAGGTCGCGGCAGCGCAATGGATAACAAGTCTGAAGTAGGGGTCTTTTGGGTTTTGACCTACGGCATAGTCGAACGTCTTGTGTATAATTGCTGCCATGTCGGATCGTTGTATCTCTCCTTTGATAAATGACTCCATGGCCGCTACAGCCTCAACTACCACCGGGGGTACGTTAGTTTCTTTTTTCAGAAGCTCGTATATGCAATTTAAGACGAATGTGCAGTAAAGCTTGTGTGGAAAAGAGTAAGAACAGAGTAAACTATCGTAAGCTACGTCCTTAAAAGACTTCTCTAACTCTATCAGCTCTACGGGCTTGGCCTTAGGATTGAGTGTACTCGTTACAAGATGAAAGAAACGACTTAGAGCCTTGGGACACATCATTTTTGAGTCACTTCTACTTTCGTTCTGGCGCCCCAACTAGCTGGAGGATTTTGATTGCCCACAATAGCCCATAATACCGGGTACTTAGGCTTAATGAGTTGCTCGTCGAAGCAGTCCATGTCTCCAAAATAGATCACGCCGTCTACTTCAGTCTGTTTGGTAAAGTAGTCAAAAGCCGGCTGGTAAGCCGTACCGCCTCTGCCTTTAACTTCGTATTTCTTCTTTGGATCGAATAGGTATGAGTTCTTAACCTCGCTATCCGCCTCTACAACCGTCACAGTGGCGTATTTAGCGATGTTGGCTACTTCTGCCATAAACTGGCATAGTGCCTCATCTGAGATGCTTCCAGACGTGTCTAATGCGACTCCGATATGCAAGAGTTCTTCTTTGACTGCGCCCGGGTACATTATGCCGTAGCGTCTATTGCGTTTCTTTTTAGACTGCACTAGCATTGTTTCCACGGCTCTAGCGGCAAAGCGCTTCAAGTCGGACTTCCAGTCCTTAGCCTTATAATTGAGTCTGTCAACTAGGTGCGTATGTTCAGCTGACATCTTACCTGCTTCTTTAGCTTTCTTAGCTGCTTCATTGACAGAACGGCGGATTTTCTCTTTTAGGATCTCTTTGTCTCCTTCAGATTCCGCCCATAGCTCATGTCCGTCTACTCCAGTCATCTCCTTTAACTGCTCGTTATTCTTGAGTTTTTCTACGTAGTACTCAAGAGTTTCGCCGTCTGGAAGACCAAACTTCTCAGGAAACATGCCGTCTTTTATAAGACCTGGGATGCCCGGGTTGATAGAGCAGTCAGCTGCTACATTGATCACCTGATGCTTCGCGCTATTAATCAAGGCGTCGGCTACGTCTTTTTTGCCGCCTGTCTCGTAAATTGTAGGGTCAATGTCTTTGGCACGGGCAATATGATCATTGAGGATATGCTGACATTCATGCTTTAGGATAGCAACTTGAGCCTCATGCGTTTGTTCTGCGAAAAACTCAGGGTTTACGTGCAGTTGGATCTTATTTTTAATGCAGACGCCTGCCGTAGGAATGTTTTTGGTTACGATGCGGTCCATCTGAAGCACTAGCTCCGCATAAAAACGCTCCTGTTCGTACAGTCTTACAATAGCTTGAGATAATGCGTCATTCATTTGGCCTAGTCCCCTCAATATCTATACCATACAACACTTTTTCGGCTAATGGAAGCTCTTTTATTCGCCTAATAAGCTCTTCTTTTCCCCCTTTTCGATTATAAAAGCTGTCTACGTCCCGGCCTCCATATACGCCTTGAAGGGCGGAACTTAAGGCGTTATTCAAGGCGTATATGGAGGCTACGCCGTTAAGACCGCCCATTTGAATCACCGTTTCCTGTGTTTGAGGCGAGCTGTCCGGCACCTTGTTGGACGTAGAATGCCACCTCATTAAGTCTTAGGCTAAAGACATCTTGAGGTTCATAGCTATCTTTCATTTCAAGCCCTTTGCGTCTTTAGCGATAATCACAATACGCCCTTCGTATCGTTTATCAGTAATGAACGCTCTAAAGATCTTAGTCTCGTGCTTAAGAAGCTTCTTAAGCATAGGGTAAGAGACTTCGCGGGGAAGCATTTCTAGAAACTCCATCAGGTTATCACTAAGGGCGTCCGGCAGCACATCTTCAGTCTTAGCTCTTTCTTGAATCATATCAAACAGATTATCGCATGTGATAGACAAAAGGCTTGATTTGATATCAATAGGATTTGACCATTTTGAGACTTTGTCTTTGTGGGCACCAGACAACACTTCGCCCCCGCTCAAGGGTTTATCCGTCTTCTGGAGATGGAGTTTGTAGGTAACTAGGCGCTCGGCTCCAATGATACCAACCATAAGCTGGTCAAGAAGGTCAGGAGGGGTTCCAACCTTAAATAGACGGTTAACACGTTCGTACGAACGGCGGTCGACCTTTACAGGGAGCGTGAAGGTGCTCTTAGAGTCCTCCAACAAGTCTGGTTGTTCTTGAATGAAGCTGATCAAAGTAGGCTCAAATCCAGCGTCTTGAGCGTATCCAACCCATTCAGCAACAGTGGGCTCTAACTTGATGTGTGCGAAACGCGCCATAAGAGCCGTCTCATTAACGTCAGTCACATAATATTCATCTGTAGGCGGGTTACCAGCTGCTATTACGTGGCAGTTCTCAGGAAGTTTAATGGTGTGGAAAGTCTTATCCAGGGCAAGTGAAAACATGCCGTTCAGAATGTCCCGGCGCCCCCGGTTGAATTCGTCAAGAAAGATCACCGCGCCAGACTCCGGGTTATCTTCGCAGTATTGAATCATATCTTTGAGCCAAGAAGGCGGCGCAAAGTGCGTACCTACGTCATTGCCATTTTCGTCTTTGGTAAAGGTAGCAAGCCCCAGGATGTCGCCTACGTCGCTCATGGTGCCAAGATAGAAAGGAAAATACTTGTATCCTTTCTCTTGAGCGTAGTGCTTCATTACCGTGCTCTTTCCAATACCGGCGTGGCCCCAGATAAATGGCGTCACTTGTGCTTTGAACAAATAATCAAGGCTAGCTTTCAGGTCTTTAATATTCATATAGTCCTCTTTATGTATAAACATAGTACCAAAGACCTTAAACCCCGTCAAACAAAAAAGTATCTAGCGACTACTTCTTTTTGATTCATATCGTACTCTCCTAGTTTTCCACATCGTAATTGATATGCTGAGCGGATTATACGCCTGCTGCAGAAGAGAGTCAACAGTTATTTTAACCAAAGATCAATATTTTTTCTAGTTTAGATAGACGGCTTTCAATAAGGTCAAAGAGTAGGGGTTTATAGTAGTCGGCGTAGGCGTAGGTGGCGTAGTAGGCGTAGGCGTTGGTGGCGTAGTAGGCGGCGTTGGCGGCGTTGGCGGCGTTGGCGGCGTTGGCGGCGTTGGCGGCGTGGTAGGCGGAGTAGGCGGCGTGGTAGGCGGCGTAGGCGGCGTAGGCGGCGGAGTGGGCGGCGTAGGCGGCGTCGTCTACAGTCTTATGCATATGCTCAGGGCTAAAGTCTTTGCCGTTGCCATAGTCCTCTGCCATAGATATAGCAGCTAAGGACCTAGGATCTGGGTCGCTACCGCTGTCTTTAATCCTAGACATGGCATCCTTAGCGCATTGAGCTGAGAAATAGGCTAAGAACCTAGGGGGTAGGGCACAGGTCTCTAGGATTTGCTTTAGGGACTTTTTGTTAAGCTTTTGTTCTAGTTGTTTCTTCGTCATGTTAACTTTCTCTCTTTGGATAAGGAAAGGATTTATTAGATTTACTTAAATTTTCTGCTTTTGGTAAATACTGTAAATTCCATGGCACGTGGAGGCCTGATACGTCTTTACCATTAATGGGTATTATATGATCGACGTGATAACCTTCGGGTCTATTTAAATAAATTTTATAGATTTCTTCCATGTTGACCCAAGACGGCGTAGCTTGTTTTACTCTTTTTTTACGACAAGCGTTAAAGGCATTATTTTTTTCGCGGTTGTCTTTTTTCCATTGGGCACTTTTAGCGCGAGCGCGTTTGATGTAGTTACCGTCCCGATTGCATTTAGGATTTATGTAATTAGGATCGCCGTGACGTTTCCGGCGCGCATTGTGCGTCTGACAAAGCCCATTGGCGAACACTTTTTTATCGCAGTTTCCTGCTTCGCAGGGAAACTGATTGCGGCAGACTCGCTCAAATAAAGGGTCGCCGTAATTTTTGTTCTTAGCGTAGTGCTTATGACAAAAACCTTTAGCGTAGTATTTTAAATTGCAGTATGGGATTGTACAGTTCATTATTTAATGATACACGAAAAAAGAGGGAAATCAACTTTCATATTGATTTCCCTCAAATTATTTATTAGATAATTAATCTAATAAAATCACGAGCTTAGAGACACGACACAGTTCCAGCCGGGAGCGCTGCAAATAAGATTGCCATAGTAGCCGATACGAATTTCCAACGCATCTGCATTACCGACGCGCAGACCTTCAAGTCCTTCCATACCGTAGGTGAGGATATGAGGAACCTTACCCAAAGAGCGAAGCTTCCATGTAGCCATGGTAAGGAGATAGCAGGTTTGCGGAGGGCAGCTACGATCAGCAAGCACAGTAACTCGGCCGTAAGCGCTTTGGAAGGTGATACCTTCAAATGCAACTTCAACTTCGTCATGCTTAACTTGAACGTACTGGACCTTAGCTCCCAAGCTGTTCACAAGAGCGGCATAGGATGCGAAGTCCATAATAGCGAGGTCTGGCTTCCCACCTTCTCGGTTCAAGAATGCCAAGGCGTTCGTCATACCTTCCTCAATCGTGTAGGCTTGTGCATTGTAGCGCAATCCTGCAAGACGGGTAGGATCTGCCGAGCGATTAACACCCCAGAAGCTGTCGTTAGACGCCGGGCTTGCGACCGGAATCCAGGCAGCGAGACCCGAAAGAGCTTCGTACGAGCCAGTGTTGCTAGCGCCTGCAGCTGGAAGGTCACCCGCGATGCTCAAATAAGCAGCGCCTGAGCCGATAGCCCAGTTAGACGACATACTAGTAGCAGATCCAAGACCGGTTACAACGCCAGTAGCGCGGTTAACGGACTGGACGAACACAGTATCGCTCGATGGAGCACCGCCTTGGGAAGCCGAGGCTACCAAGAGCATTCCAACTTCGAATGCCACGATTTGTTGGCTATTCGAAAGAGGAAGCGTTACGATGTTATTACCAGCAACGCCAGTTTGGCTAGAAGCAGCGGTCGAGATACCACGGGTACCCGTTCCATCGCCGAAAAGCTCAAACGCGATGTTGTTAGTTAAGTTACGAAAGCCTCCGTCCATTTGGAGCTTAGCAGCGTCGACGAATGCACCGGCATTAGTCTTCGTTTGCTCCATGAGGAGATTGGTAATCGTAACGAGTTGGTAGTCCTCAATAACATATACAAAGAACGAAGCCAGAGACGTTGCGGTCTGTTGACTTTGAGCGTTCGCAAAGGTATGAGAACGGCCTTGCGGCGTTCCATATTCGAGAGGAACTGGACAAATTTGTTACTCGCCTTTCGGCGGGAGAAACCTCTTCGGATTTCTCTCTAGCCCTTCTTATGTTATAAGCTAGTTCAGACTATCGCATGCGCCTTTCAGCGCCCCTCTCACTTAGTCGTTCAGGCCGCTTTCGCTTGCCCCTTGTTGTCCGCTGCCGGAGTTCCAAGTCAATCAGAGAGGGTTTAAAGTACACTACAGTTAATGTACTTACCTGCAAATCCATCTGGAGACTCGTTTTTTGGGACGAGGGCCAGAAACGGCTTTATGGAGCAGGTGAAGAGAACCCGTTAGTTATTCTCTTTGTAAACGAGATCCTTCATGTATTCTTTATCGTCGGTATAAAGCTCTTTCAATGCGGCGATCTGATTAGAGCTATTTGCGTAAACTGCGGCCATTGTAGCCACCTTTCTTATAAGCGCCGGGAATGACGTGACTTAACTCGCCCTGTCCCTTTGCTTGGGTTATTTATTTCTTACTGAGTTCGCCCTTGAATGCTAAAATTGCGCGTTCCTTAGCAGAGAGCTTCTTGCTAGTTCCCACGGCATTCGTAAGCGTTGGTTTTGGTTGTTGTGGCTGCGATGACTGCCCCGGTTGCTTCGGAGAAGACGCACTTTGTGCTGCCTTCAGGCGTTGCTGAATCTTATTTATTTGAGAGTATTGGCTGAGCTTCTCAACTAAATGATCTTCAACCTCACGGCAGGCTTCCTCTACGGACATCACCCTACCGTCTTGTTTAAAGGTTTCTTCAATCAATTCAACAACATCACCGATTGATCTTGTTGCTTTGATTGCTTCAAACCTAGAATCTTCTGCTACTAACTCGGCAGCATCTGAGCGGATTTGCTTCAGTGCTTGTTGATACTGAGCGCTTTGTGCTTCTTGAGCTGCCTTGCGATCTGCTTCTCGCGCCTCTTCTTGAGCGCGAAGCTGCGACTCCAGCCGCTGAAGTGCAAGCTTAGTGGCGGGGTCTTGCGTTTGTTGAGTCAGGAATTGCTGAGTAATCTGGTCGTAAGTAAGGCCGTTCTCTAAGAGCACGTTAATCGTGTCTTGAGAAAGTCTTTCTTTTGGGATGTACTTGGATTGGTACTCAGCGTCTTTAGCCTTGATGGCCTCTTCGCGGGCTTGGATCGCAGCTTCACGTTCAGCGATGGCGCGTTCTCGCGCTTGAGCTTTGGCGTATAACGCCTTCTCTCTACGGGCCAGTTGAGCATACTGGGTAGAAAGTAGCTCCTTATCCTTGTCTTTAGTCTGGACTTCTTGACTTTCAGACGTAGTAGCTTCACTAATGTTATTTTGTCCTTCAGAACTAGGGACTTGGATGGCCGATAGGTCTTCTGGAGCGATTTGCGAAGGGTTAGATACTGGGTGTTCTTGGGCCGGAGCTGCCGTCAACTTGGCAATAGCGCGGTCGCGGGCAGATTGTTGGGACTGAGACTGACCTTCTTGGGACGGAGTTCCGCCCATGGATTCGATTTTCATTGGGTTAGTTCCTTTTCTGTACTACTTGTTATTTGTTTCGCTTCTATTACATCGCCCCAGCGGGATTACCGTTGGGGACTAATGGACTTTGTGGGACGGTCTGTGGCGCTGCCTGAGGCGCTGCAGCGGCCCCCGGAGGGGCTTGCATGGAGGGCACCCCTGGTGCGGCTACTGGAGGCGGCGTAGCGGCCGCCTTGAGCGCCTGGACTTGACTGTAAAAATCTCTTAACATTTGTAGCTTCTCTTCCTCAAGCTTAGCTGAGGCATAGAGATTGTAGTACTGCACTACCGTGTCATTAGCTAGTTGTAGGTCTAGGAACGGGTCTGGGCCGTTGTAAACTGCATCTTCAATGATCTGATCTAAATAATTGAAGATCCGCTCTTCTGAAGCATTAGCGAGCTTTTCCATCTGCTCAATGTCAGGGAAATCAAGAAGGCGGCGCCCTTCTCTGATAGTCACCATGCCGGACTGGATCATCTCGGTTACCTTCTGCAGGCGTCCGGCTGGATCTCTCGGCAAGGAACTCATGTTAAAGCATTGGATTACAAACACGTCTTGGAGCATTGCTGCTTTAGGAAGATCAATCTCCTTAGTGCCATTCTTATTGGGGTAAACTGTGGAATACTTGCCGTCTCTTTCGCAGATTTCCTTAGCAAGATCAATGATTTGGTACGCTATGTCAACAAAAAAATTGTCGTACTTACGACTAAGGGCGGCAAAACGATCAGTAGAAATATCGTCATAAGATCTGATAGCTTCCCCTGAGTTTAGGCCCGCCGGCTTCTCAGAAGACGCTTGTAGAGCCGAGACACCGCATTGCTGGTATGCGTAGTCGATAAGACGCTGAAGCTGTGCGTAAAGCTCTTGAGGGACGCAAGGAGCCACCTCATAGGTAGGCTTAGTGCCTCTATACCCTACGATTACGCCTACTTCATTGTTGATAGTGGCTTTGGAGACCTTAGAACCCTCTTCTACGAATACGCGAGGTACGCCGACAAGCTTAATGGCCCTAGAAATGGTATAGAGCAGAGAATTGATCTCCATCTGCGTCCCCATAAGCTGTTCAGCGATGCCTTGAGACCAGAAGCCAATCATGCGATCGGAGAAGTGTAGGAAAACAAAGGGAAATTTGTCTTTGGTATAGTCTTCATCAAAGAGTACGCCACTGGTACAAGCAATCGTATGCCGTCCGTCTTTGGCCTTAGGGCCTGAGGGAAGGTGCCAAGCTTCAACTACCATGACTTGATCTGATACTGTCTTTGAAGAATCAGCTGAGTTATCTGGAAAGGCTTTGCCCGCTGTTTCAATGTCTCCCTCATGGCTAGGAAACATCTCTTTAAGTACTGAGCGGTCGATAAGCTTCACTTGATAGAGCTGGCGGGGGTCGCCATAGATTGACTCGTTGGGGTCGATGAGAAGCTCGGTGCAAAGAACTCGTTCTAAAGCAACTTTGTTGTCTTGGCCTTCATAGATCTTGAGACATCCGGTGCCAGTGACTAAGGCGTCTCTTAGGATCTTAGCGGCTTTTTCGTAGGTCTTGGTTTGGTAGAACTCACCTAATGTGAAACTATTGAGTTTTTTCGCTAAGTTACGCTCTTTGTAATCGCCATTGTCTGTTAGAAATACCGGTGCTGGTCTTGATTGGGAGATCCGACTGACTAGGGTGTCTACGCAGGACTGAACTACGTTGAAGGTAGGTCTATCTGTAGGGAGACCATGGGTCTGGTCCATCTTACTGATATTGCTACCAATGAAGTTAAACAAAGACATGTTGCCATAGAGGCGTGCCCAAATGGCGGTTTGTCGCTGCCGGTAAGCCTGCGTTTCCTTTAGGAAAGCCGCAGTTCCTAGCATCTCACCGCATAGATCTTTATCGCTGCCTGCTCTCCACCATTTGGAGACGGTAGACGCAATCTTCTTAGCCGACGTATTTAGGGTGACTGTTGAGGCAGGACCCTTACTTGGAGATACTTTCATATTTCCTTACTGAGGCTGTTCTTCGCCCGTTCCATCTGCAGGTAAGGCGGACCACATTAGGAGAGCGTCTTGGGTAAGACCGTCCTCTTCGAATGCTTCGTCAATGACTGACATTACGTCGCCGCCTTTATGGACTTTAGTGTTGCCATTTTTACTCGGCTTAGTGGGTTTGTCGCCTAAGGTAAACTCTAACTCCCCGCATTTAAAGGAGTTAATGCCAGCTGCCCTACATGCCGCTGCGAGCTTCTTAAGTTCTTTAGCGGTTGGCAAAGCCATTAGTCGACTCTCTTTTTCATTTTCCGGCGGATAGCGCCGACTGTTGAGTCATCGTGCTCGTTTTCTTCGTCGGCTTCTCTATCGTCGCCCATTTCATTAGAGTCGCGGGGCTGCTTACTGAGCTGGCGGAGATCGTATTGCTCTTTTAGGCCCGCTTTGAAGCTCATCTGATCTTCATTGTTAAGATCCTCTTCAGAATTAGCTTCTAAGTCTACTTCGCCGCCATCGGCGTAATGAGGGAAATCGAACATGGAGTCTGCGCCTCCAATTTCTCCGTCTTTGCGAACTTTACGCTTGCCCATGATTTCCTTGGCCATAGAGCCTTCCTCTTCTGGCTCTTTGCGAGATTCAGCGAGCTTAGGATTAATTGGGCCGCCCTTAGCGAAGTGCGCAAGCTCCATGGCATGTCTGCGAAGCATGTCGGCCTCGCTCTCACCGGTGTGGGGATGTTCTTCGTCTGCACTCATAGGCGCCATGCCATAATCGTGGGACTCGTCATAAGAGCTTTTAGGTTCATCTGAAGGGCTAGAAGGATGGGCGCTAGACATAAGATCTTCCTCGTCGTCCCGCTCCATAAGGCCCTCTCCGCTGTCTCTTACACGTCCCCCTTGCGCGTAAGCTTGGCGGCCGCTGCTATGTTGGCGCTCCATATCCGAGACCTTAGGACCTTGGCGCTTAGCGCCCATTTCGTCATCTCTAGAAGGCGGCTGTTCATCATAAGAGCCTGGAGACATGCTAGTCATCATGTCATCTTCGTCATCCTCTCCTTGGAGGCGGCGGCCCTCTGGCTGGCTCAAAGCTGTTTTAGAAGGTCTCTGAGCTTGCTCTACGGTAGGACGTCCAGTCCAATCAGAATTATGGAGAGCTTTGTCACTGCTGTTGCGGCGTGCTTCGCTTGAATCGTTATAGGTAGCGTCCGGCATAGGGCGCTTTTCGTCGCTAGCTGATACCGCTCCGCCTTGAGCCATCTTCTTGGAATTCTTACGTTTAATTGAATAGGCTACTGCAAGATTCTGGGCGCGGTTTTCTTTACCGGGGTTAGCTTCCATTTCGGTTTCTACGTTTTTCTTAAATGCTTTCTTTGACTTACTTTGAATCAGCGGCATTAGCTTTCTTCCTCTTCCTCAATATGTTCGCCCTCAACATGGGGCTCAGAATCCAAAATTTCGAAGGCGGCGCGGAGAGCTTTAGCGAGGCCTACTTTATCGTTTTGGTTTACACAAGCTATAATGTCATCAGCTGCCGCCTGTAACCCATCGTCTTTATTGTCTTCTTTGTCGTGGTGCCCTTCGCCGTCTGCATCCGGCTTACGGTACTCCATAGATATCCCTGCGATACCTGACTGTTTTTTCTTCAAAAATGGTAGATTGGACACTGATTTAGCTCCTATTGACGTTATTTCGTCCTTTTGTGGTCAAAAATGACACAATTGCGCTAATTTTTGAGTGTGCTATGCTGTATTTGTAAGGTTTGATGTCGTGGACACAGTGAGTATCTGATAACAAGTCGACACAAAACTTACAAAAACAGGGGAAGGGGGCAGCTTAGGTCTGCCCCCGGAACCTCAAAGGAGCAGGTATGTATAAGGTCTGGAAGGTGTATGATACTAATATCATTGAGTTTTATGTTGTCAATACAGTAACTCATCAAGTCCAGTCTGCGTGGATGCACTACCTGGATGCTAGTAAAACGTGTTCGTCTCTCAACAAAAGGAGCTAATTATGAATAACAACATTTGTCAATCTTGCGGTCAGAACGTTCAGAATTGCATCTGCCCTGCTGTGGCTCAATTCTTTTCAGACAATGGACACTTAATGGCTACGGAAAGCGGCACTAGAAGAGAGCAAGAAGAGAAAAAGAAGTTCTTTTATGTTAAAGGCCCTAATCTGCTGATAAACCAGTAAGGGACTATTCTTCCCCGTACCCGTTCATTCTATTTAGGGTGTCTGCCTGATCTTCAAAGTGCTCAAGTGCAGACTCCCACATCTTTGACTGTTGAGCGTCTGCCCATTCCTTAGTTCCGGGTTTGGGCAGCTCGACAGGCTTCTGGTAAGTAAAAGCTGGTGACTCCTTGAATGCGTATAACACCGCGTCAATGATATCTGAGTGATACTTATCGGACAGCTTGATTCTGTCTGGCGTAGACTTATCCCTATCGATTTCTACTAAGTAGGAGTCTTGAGCGAAGTGCGACGCAGCTTTAGCCTTAAAGCGCCCTGTTCTGAGGGAGTCGTTGAGAAATGCAACGTTCTCTTGTTTACGTGCTTTGTCTGCTGCCTGCACCGGTATCCCGTGGCGGCGGCGCATCTCTTCTGCGAGTTTTTTACCTAAGCCGCCTTCATCAATGACCATTTTCGCCACATCGTACTTGGCGGATAAATGGCGGATTTGATCTACCAACTCCGTCATGCCCTGCCTCTTCATTACGACCTCTTCTACTAGATAAGTCGAAGGGTCTTGCTCAGACCATGCGATTACCGCGATAGCATCGGCGTCTTCATAGCCTAAGTCAATGCCCATGATGTAGTTGTATTTGGTTCTAGGCTGTAACTCTGTGTAATGATTGATATCTTTATCATAGTGTATCCAAAGAGAGTCACTATCAAGCTCCCAGCGCCCGAAATACTCTCTCTGGATAGACGGGTCTTCTGCCTTAACTCCGCGCCGTTTAAGCTCTCGCTCAAGAAGCTCTTGATGCGTCTTCTTGGACTTCTCTACGATAAACGGGTTATCAAAGAAGGTCCATCCATGCTGAGACCATGCATCGGACTTTACCGCACAATCATGAAAGTAACCTGCCGGGATAGGACCGGGCGTCCCGATTAACACTAGGGTTCCGGCGTAGTCCAAAAGAGCCGGAGCCAAAACATCGTCTACTAGGTCCTCTATATAGGATTTGAAGGATTGGCATTCGTCGATATAAACAATCTTAAGGGCTAGACCACGAAACTTCTCAATTTCAGACTTGTCTTTGGCGCCCGATAGATAAATCACCGAGCCTGTGTCCGGGAAGGTCATAGACAGTTCGGTATTGTCAGGGACGCCGCCTAGCTTATAAAGGCGATTGATCTTTTCGATTTCTTTCCAAATGAGTTTTTTAGCATTGTTTCTAGAAAGTGTGATGTATAAACATACTACGTCTTTATTCTTCTTAGCTATGTCTACAAGGTGGGCCGCACAAGCGACGGTCTTACCCGAACGGCGAGAGCACACCGCTACTTTGTAAGGGCGCGGGTCCTCTACAAACTTTAATTGCTTGTTAAATAAGAACTTTTCTAGTTTGAAAGGTCCTAAGTCAGGCGCAGGGGTATCTTTGGTATAGATCCCCTGCGCATCCTTAGTGCCCTGAATGAGCTTACGCATTACTCTTTACAATCTTCTCTGGAGCATATCCAATAACGATAATGTTACTTGAGCCGACTTCAGCGGATTGCTTTGTAGCTGTGCGTTCGTCTTCCCACGTAAGCTGAAGATTACCGTCGTCTTGTTTAGTCATACTGAGGTTCTTAAGCGTTTTATTTTGCGGAGGCAGCGTATCAGCAAGATTACCTACGCCCGGGATGAAAACGCCCGCATGCAACTTAGCATACACTACTTTATTAGACATTAGATGCTCCTTCTGGGGCGGCTTGTGTCGTCTCTTTAGCCTTCAAGTCAGCGGCTTCAAGGTTGAGATCGCGCATAGTACTATTCAAAAGGCTGAGATCTTTCGACAATGCATCAATTTGGTACTGGAGATGGCCGGCGCGGAGGCAGCTTTGTTGGTACTCCTGTTGAATGTCCGCAACAGTCCGGGTTTTAGTTTCTTCGCTCATTTCATTTTTCCTTTTTAATCGTAGTTGAACGGGTTAAAAGACACGCCTTCGCGTTTCTTCAGTATACTGCGGCCTACACTTGTTAAGTGCGACACCGTAGTAATGTTTTGTGGCACTAGGTCCCTTGCAAGACCTATATTGCGCCAAGACTTTTTGACGTGGCACCAGTCTAATCTAGTGCCTGAGTAAACTGCGTAGCCTAAGATAACGCCTGGGTCTTCTTTAAGGCAGGCAACTTTGACGGAAACATTAGGCTTAGATAGAATACCTTCGATTACCTTGTGGTAGACCGAGAAGTAAACCTTGGAGTCGATAAGGCTATACCAGTCATTACCAAACCTAAGGCCCTTTAGCCAAGTCGAGAAAATAAAGCTGGCGTCCTCTAGATTGCCGGGGCGAAAAGCTATTAAATTCTCTTTTTCTACCTTATCTGTTTCTTGCATATTCTTTCATCTCTTCAGCTAATCGCTTGATAGTGCCATGAACCAAGTCTTTGTAAGCGGTTACGCCCCTATGCTTAAGCTTTTTAATGATGTTTCTTACGCTTACGCCTTCTGAGTGCATTTCCCAGATTTTTTTATCTACCTGGGTCTTGAATTTGTACTCGTGTAGAAATTGACCTGCCAGTCTGTAGTACTCTTCTTTAATGTTGAACTTTTCTACGCTATAGAGGTTCCTTACATTCTCTAATGAGCTAGTCTTGAGTATGCCTTCCTTGCGCTCAATGTCTTCGAAGCCTGACTTCTTAAGCTTCTTAGCCCAGTCCCTATGTAGCTTAAGGAATTCTTTAGTTTTGAACGGACTGGACATTTGCTACCGCTTGAGTTGCAGTAGCTTCTGCTTGTTTTTGTTTAATTTTGATGTCTTGGAAAACCTGCGAAGCGACTTGCTTGGCCGCGCCTGCTTTAACCATAAGTGCGAAATAGTGCTTAGATACGTAAGCTGCCGTCGGTCCTGAATGAAGAACCATGGTAGCCAACGCGAATCGGACGCTATCGTTATCAGGGAAGTTATATGTTTGGATAATGTCCAATGACCAAATTTCGAATTCTGCTACTCCTTGAGGGACTGCAGACGGGAAGAGGTTACGGATACGTTTAAATGGCTTGTGTAGGGCGGACAGAATGTTAAGGAGTTTTGCTTTCATTTTATTACCTTTCTTAACTATGAGTCTGCCTATAGATGGCCTAGAAAGCAAATAAAAAATGAGTGTATTCGAGTACTTACGTCAGGTACTCAATACAACTTATTGAAAAGATACAAGATTGGCCTGGCGAGACTTCATTTTAGATCCGCTAGAGTTTTTCCGATCTTAGGTTCCGCCAAAAGAGTAACGCCCGGAAGCTCAGACGTATTTTCCATTGCGCATTTCAGCTCTTTAGCTATTTCTTCGCCTAGCTCTTCAGGCCCTTCAATAATAAGCTCATCATGCACCTGCATTACTATTTTGACCTTACTCCATCCTAGCTCTTTGCACCTTTTCCAGAATGCAATTGCGGCCCGGTTCATTATCGTAGCCCCGGTGCTTTGGATTCTATGATTCATAGATAGGTTCAGCAAATTTCTAGCTGTATACGGGAGTTCAGCGTGGGGCGTATGAGGGCCGTAGATCTTAGGGATGTCCATAGCTTCAGGCATTCTACGGGGACGCCCAAAGAGATTGAAAACCTTCCCTTCTTTCTTGGCCTGTTCATGACTTTCTAGCATCATAAGCTCTACTTTTGGGTAGCTTCTGAAATAGGCATCGATAAGATCTTGAGCTTCATCAGTCGTAATGCCTAACGCGCCTGCTTGTTGAAATGCGGTGCGGCCATACGCTGTTGCTAATGCAATGACTTTAGCTTTATCCCGCAACTCAGGATATTTCTTAGCAAATGAGTTTGGATCGTTTTTAAATAAGCTACATGCAGACTTATCAAAGATCGGCGCTCCTACTACGCTATAGAAATCTTCTCCTTTTTCAAAGCACTTCATAAGCGTAGCATCTTGACTCATGCTTGCAAACACTCTGGGCTCTAATTGAGAGTAGTCCGCGCCTACAAATACATTACCCGGCCTAACTACTATGCAAGATTTAATGCGTTTATCGTCTCTGGGTAAATTTTGGAAATTGGGATTTCTGCTAGAATAGCGCCCTGATGTGGTGCCGTGTTGCAAAAAACTAGGTCTAATTACGTTGTATCGCATCTTAGATTGAATGCCCATAACGTAAGTATTGAGAAGTTTGGTATTCTTGGCGTACTCCAGGAATTTTTCTACCCACTTATATTTTGGAGCGAATTTTACAAGAGTCTCTTTACCGCAGGCGATGTAGTGCCAAGGGTCATTGATCTTAACTGCTTTTCCTTTGGAGTTATTATACAAGCTGCCTTTATTTTCAACCACGGCTTGGATGAATTCACGTTTGGCTTGGTTTGTATAAGGCAATTTCATGCCAAGAGCTTTGCATACTTCTTTACCGCTCTTGGTCAGATTATTGAAGGTCAGGTTCATTTTAAAGAAAAGAAGCCACGCAAGCTGCTTTGAAGATCCTATGTTGAACTGGTTAGTTTTACCGGTTCCGGGGTACTTGTCTTTTACTAAGGGCGTCACCTCTTTGTAGATGAATGCTTTGGCTTCTAGGCATTCTGCCTCAAGCGTGCCCTTGAGCCTCTGGAGAGCATCGGGGTCTACTCTGAGTCCCTCGGTATTCATGTCGTAGGTCGGACCCCGTAAAAGGGGCATGGACTCGTCTTCATAGAAGAACCTATCTAGGCTCTCTTCGTATAGCTGAGGAACGTCATTGTAGAACAGTTTCAAAGTTAGAATTGCATCCTTAGCTCCGTAATACGCTATCAAATCGGCGTCTGCCTTATACAGCTCGTATCTATCCCTACTCAAGGCGCCCCCATTTTTGAGGACGCTCTCTTTCATTATCTTTTGTTCTTTAGCAGCATCGTCGCCGTAAAGCTCGACACCACGTTCCTTGAGTCCGTTGCTTCGATTTTCATCAAGAAGGTGCCCTAAGATCAAAGTGTCCGTATGGACACTAGGCATCAGGTCTGTCCCGTAGTTATTTTGAACCATGGCGCAGTCAAAGACTGCGTTTTGCATTATGAGAGCCTTATCCAGGAGATATTCAAGTAGCGTTTTAATATTTTCTTTTGTTCGGAGGTCAATGAGTCTACTTGTTGTTGGGTCCCAGTATGAGAGGATAACGTAATAAGCAAGTTCAACATCCGCGCATAATGAGAGCCCAATGATTTGGCTTTCTTTTTCGACTCCTGTTGTCTCTGTGTCGAACGCGATAAATTCTTTGTCTTTGACATACTCTATTAGCTCCTCTAATTGCTCAGGCGTTTTGACGATTACCAACTTTTCAGACATCTAGTTCGCTCTCCTTTGGCGCCTTGAGAAGAATGCGGCTCTTTTTCATTTCTAAGTATTTACCATACGCGGCAGATTTAGGCTGTGTAAATGCGAGACCTTTGCACCAATAATCGTTTCTAAGTAATACTTTACACAGGCGGCGCCAAGAAGGAGCTAGTTTTTGACTTTCGAGATGAGGAGGAGCTTCTTCTGGAAGTCCATCTGGGTATCCTCGCTCCTTCCACCATTTAATAAAAACTTTGAATTTCTTGATGTAGTGCTCTTGCATATTTTTCGGAAGAGACGCAAGTAGCAGATTACAAAAGGACTTCCAGGTATGATTTTCAGGTTTTGTTATCTTAGAATAACCGGTCATATTGCCTGATTCTTGGATATATAGAGAACCAGAATTCACACCATTGACTCGCGATACTACTTTATACCACGTTGCGGGCTCTAGAATATGGTAAAGCCACAGTCCTCGTCTTTGATCATCTCCGTATGGCTGACAGATGCGCATCTGAGATGGCGAAAGTCCAGCTCTATGCATGTAGTCATAGATTCTATTATAAGGCAGCTGGGGATTAAGGTAATGGTAATGCCAAATATCTGATGCTGCCCAATCGTATAATGGGTATACGTTATATACATTATCCGTGACTTTAGTAGTGTATTGCTTTTCTTTAAAAGTTATTTTGGATTTGAGAGCAATAGTGCGAAAACGATTTAGACTTTCGTCTGTGCGAATACCTACAAAACATGCGCAAGGCTTGCCTTCTGCATACCACTCTCCAAACAGAGGTACAAACTCTTCAAATTCCATCCCGCGCTGAAAGAAAGGGAAAAAGTCTTCCCTTGATATAGATTTTTCAGGAAGATCTCTTACCCATTCAGACTTTCTACCCGCGTCCCAGCAAAGCCATTGGGGTTGATAATTTGATACTGCATTGCGTAAAGCAATTGGTAGACATACCCAATATGGGTCTAAGTAGTCTTTATACTGCTCAATGCA